GGGATCGTAACCAGCAAGAGCGCCGACGCCACCTGCTGTGATCTGAGGATCAGAGAAGTTACCACCCATTGCGTTGGCTGGTGCGGCTTCCTGAATGTACTGCTCACGAAGAGCTTTTTCTTGGTTTTCTAGAAGGACCGAAGTTACCTTCTTCTTGTACGAATCTTCGATTCGGGGGAGTGCGTCATGCTCAAGTAGGGGTTCCCACTTTTCGCAAAGAGCATCCATTGGGGCTTGGTTATCAAAATCCATTGTAGATTTCTCCTGTTTAGTGTTATTGTTTTACGTAAAAAATATTAAATTAGTGCTTTCTCATATGGAAACCAAGGGTATCAACGTATTGATCCATTTGAGATTCTCTGGTTGGTTGTTTCTTCGATAAGCTCGACAGGCTCAGCAACTGGAGCGGTGTGCTCAAAGTATGCTTCATGAAGCTGTGCAAGCTTATTGTTGAAACTCTGGGGATCTTCGAACGAAATTGCTTCTGCAAGAGCACCAAACTTCTCGACTTCAGTGTCAGCAAGACCCTGAGTATAGTGTGCGAAAAGCTGAGCCTTTGTAGTTTCATTAAGCTGTGCGTTGAGCTTAACATTTGCTTCGATCTCTGAGTTGAGGTCTTCCTGAAGCTGCTCGTTTGACTCAAAGAGTTCATCGAGAACATCGTATCGTTCGTCAGGAACGTTGATGTAGTGGGCTTCAAAGAGACTCTTAAGACCAGTGATGAAGGATTCAGCAACATCGGTCTTAATTCCTCGCTCAAGAGCAAGCTCATTCTTGTTGATCCACTCTTCAACTACGTAACCGAGGTAGTCGTCAAGCTTTTCAGCAAGATTGCCAACAACTTCTTCAAGTTGTTCGCTAAGAATTGTTCTATAAGACTCATCGAGCTGAGTCGCAAGATCGTTAATTTTAGTGTTTACTGCGGCTTCGAAAATAGTTCCTGCGCGAGACATGAAATCTTCCGAAAGGTCTTGACCGTCAAACATGACTCCAAGATGTTCCGCAACTTCTTCTGCACCCATCTGGGGAACAAAGACAGTTGCGGGTTCGTAAGCAAGACCCTTAGCAGCAATACTTGCTTGGTTTGCTTGCGCAATCCCATCAGGGATTACTGAATTATCAGCGACTGCATCGCCTTTACCGGACGCGTCATATGAACCTCGACCCGAGGCATCATAGTCGGCCGAACCAGTGTTTGTAGAAGTGTTGCCTGCGTCAGCAGTCATTTCTTCTTCTTCCTCGTATCGTGTATCTTCCATTGAAAGCTCCTTTAGCCTATTCTTGGTATTTATAAAAGTTTAAAGTTTAGTTAGGAAATCCTTGAATGCATTCAAGGCTGTTTCCTGTAAGTTTTTGCGAGATGCTTGTTTGATTTGTTTTTCATACTGTGCAATTTGTTGTTCACGGAGTAAACCATTATCCCACACCCATTCTTTACCTTCTAAAATGCCATTAACAAAGGCATCTGGTGCAGATGGATCCGCTACAATATCGACAGCAGATAGAACGAAGTCCTTCTGGACCTCATTGATTCCGCCTGAGTTCCTTTTTAGTGAACCCATACCACGAGAGGACACACCGAGACATGCTCCCTCGTCGATGAGACTTTTGACAATGTTACCCATGGGTGTATCAAGGACTTTTGACTTTCCGACAAAGTTGTTTCCATCGGTCTTGAGTTCCTTTATAATATGGGAAACCTTGTCAAGGTTTACAGTAGGACCGGATGGGTGATTGAGTTCACCCATTGCACGGTTTTTATTTACATAGTTTTCCACATAGGTTTTCACTGCGGGAGTAATGTTTGCAGTTGGGTAAATACGACCGTTCCGGTTCTTCTGCTCTGCTTGCATAAAGACACCTTCGATGTAATAGTGCTTTACACCGTCTTTTTTCTCTACGAGGAGGTTTACGTCCTCTACCATTTCTGTAATGAGTTTCATGTCTTTATGCCTTTCTTGTTATTATCTACGTTCTCGTCTGCCTAGAGGGTTACTTCCGCCTCCGCGAGGACCGACGATGCCACCAAATCCGTCTGGATCTCCGCTCTCCGGGCGTCCTGCGACGGAGATTGGATCGCTGACACTACCACCATCATCGGGGCCCTCAGTAGGAATGTTAGAAAGTGCATTTAAGAGGAAAGTGAAACTACTGCCTTGATCGCCGGCGGCGATAACTCCTGCTTCTATCGCTTGAGCTATAATCGATTCCATGGATGTATTTAACGTACCGTCTGGATTCGTGAAATTTGCTCTTACATATGCAACTGCATCTGATTGATTATCGAAAGGTTCACCAGTGCCTTGTTGCACTGCTGCTGCTTCTGCACCGGCTGCGGGTACTGCTGACATGGTGTTGGCAGTAGTGGCCATTCCACCAGCTTTAGCTCCACCCTTATCCTCAACTAGTGAGGGGGCAACTTCTTTGTATTGTTCTTTGATTGCACCGGAAAGGATATCGTTAAGATAACCCTCAGTGGCTTTCTTTGCATCAATTAGATTCTCATCTAAGATGTGTCTGATTATGTCTAGGCTCTGGGACATTTAGGTATACCTTTCCTTAAATTTCAAACAAAATTCTATAGTGTTGAAGAAGTTTGTCTGGGTTTGAACTAATCTATTAATTAGATTTGCTTGATTTGATTCGTTTAAATTGTCAAAAACTGAAAGAACTTTTTTACTATCTGATGGTCTAAGAGTTTGTTCCTTACCATCTTCTAGTACGATAACTATGTTACTATTTTGCTTTACACATTCCTGAAGAACACTGATAATTTCATAATTTGGCTTCTCAGTATTTAGACTTTCAGTCGATTCAAAAACCTTTTTTATGGTTTCAAATACAAGAATTTGTTTCTTTTCCTCTATCTTAGCATTGATAATAGTAGACAGATTTTCTTTGAATCCATCTTCGTTTTCCTCTAGGAAACATTTAATTAAAGAAACTGTGTTCATCCTTGAAGTCCTTGCTGTTCAGGGGACGGGGGTAGCTGACCCATCTCTCTTTCCATATTTATCTGATTTTGCATCTGGATAATTTCTTCATCGCCCATTCGCAGGATATTTCTTTTCACGTATTCCTCTGAGAAATATGTACCAATAAGTGGTTGAATTTGTCCAAGCATTTGTAAGCGATTTGTTAGGATTTCATTTTCTTTAAGTTCTGTGAAATATGAGTCTCTGTTAAAGATGATTTCAATGTTCGGACTGATTTCATTCCAGTCATCCTCGGTGATAATACCCTTGAGAATACACTGGACTCGTAGAACGTCCAAGAAGATGTGTGAGAACCTAGTTCTAAGTCTTTCGATATACTTGTAGAATTTAACTTCATCTCGGGTGATTTCTGCTGATCTACCCATATTAAACCCACCATCTGGCATCATGCGAGTAATGGGGACATTCAATGCGGTATAGACTTTTCTGAGTAAGTACTCAACATCTTCCATCTGACCAAGGTTCTGTCCACCGGGGAGTGTACTGATTTCAGTTCCTCTACCACCTTCTCTACGTGGGAGGTAGTAGTCTTCAAGCATCGACATATGATCTCGGCTATCATTGACCTGTCCTGTACCCTGATCATATACCATTTTGGTTCGATATCTCTGCATGACTTCACGGAGATATTGTTCGGCTTTTTGCTTGGGTAGGTTACCAACGTCAATGTAGAAAACTCTTCGTTCTGGTGCTCTCGAAACACGATAAACAACCACGGCATCTTCAATCTGCCTGAGCATGTTTATTGGTCGAATTGCTTTCTGTAGATATCCAACAACTCTCTTTGAGTTAGCATCAACAAGCCCTGAGTTTGCATATGCAATGGAATCTTTAGTGATGTTTAGCCCTGAATTTGATGTTGGGTAAACTGAATCTTGTTCAGTATTGGTGTAAACATAGTATTCTTCTATCTTTTTGACTGTTGATACCTGTTTACCTGTGGTACTTTTGTCACGAATAACTTTCCTAATTCTCTTAATCTTAGTTGGATCAATTGGTCGTAGTTCTTGAATTCCTTTAATTGGATCTTTTTCATCAATTATGATTTGATAATAGAGTTTAGAATCAACATACCATTTTCTGAAAATTTCGTATGCTTTTTTGTGGAAATCCATGAGTCGAAGAACATAGTCGAACTCCGTCTGCATTTTGTTCTTGATTGTCTCTGATAGTTTTACGTTACCCAATCCAACCTTTACGGGCTTTCTATCACTACCCATAACAATTGCTTCGTTGCAGATGTCTTCGATCGCATTATCTACTTCAGGGAAAAGGGCTAATCCACGGTATCTTTGAATGAGTGCATTTTCATCTCGGACAGCTCCGGTGAAATCAACATATGTCCCCATGATTCCGCCGGTTTCAAACGAATATGAGCCATCATATTCATCCGGGGAAATTGCAGACGTAGCCACAGCAGCCGGTTCGGTTGCAACACCATCACTGCTTCCTGTAGTTCTTCCAATTGTGAAACCTAATAGATTAATCGCCATTTCTTCTCCATACTATATTAATAGTTGATACCCTTGACTAAGTTATACTGGTATTCAACGGTGACTGTGAATTCCACTAAAGTATCTATGGAGTTTGAATCCATAGAAATTGGACCAACGATGGTCGGCCAGCAATCAATAAGTTTAACTGATTTTATATTATCACCATTATTATCAACTTGATGAATTTCCCAGTCTGTAGTAAATCTATTCCATTCTTGACTACTAACATTTGATTCATGATCATTGATCAGATTGCTCCATTTATTGAAGCTGTTCCATAGTGATTTATCTTTACTTTGATTTTGGTCAAGAACTCGGAAAGTGAATGGAAAATACATTCTATCACCCGGCCATTTTAAAATCCTACCTCTATATGGAACTCTGATAGGATTAACTTGACTTGCTGGTAGACTGGCTGCTCTAATAAAGAATTTGTTTAAGTCAGTTTCTGAATCACCAACACCGGGTGGGAAATTCATTTCCACATCATAGCGGTGGGTTCTGTTGCCCCCGTTAAACTGATCGATAAATGAATCTAAGTTACTATCGTTCGCCATCAATATCCACCGGAACCGGATGTGAGATTATTGCCAGAACTAGGTGCTGCTGTTGGTGACACATTGCGACCACTAGTTGTTGCAGATGATCCTGATGCCGTACCTGAACCAGTTGATGTATTAGGAATAGCTTGTGTTCCACCCAATGCAGCAAACCTAATATTTACATAATTCACGCTTCTATTAGGTTTGATTTTTAAATCTACAACAAAACCATTTTCATCAATAACTGTTTGTGGGTTATTGACGCTATCACATACTATGCTATATTCACTAATACCACCTGCTGAAAGAACACTCCGAAGTATTGGAGTTGCTGTGTTTACAAATGATGCTCTACTTGCTTCATCATTTCTTTCAAAAAGATA